CTCCTGAGGCAATGGTCAAAGTGAACGAACCTGTTTGCGCCACTGATGTGACACCATATGGTATCAACGCAGTTGGAGCAACACCTCTAATATGAGCAGAATTCCCGATATAAATACCAGGTATCAGCAGAGGTTTGAAAAGTTCGACTTCGTAAGTCACCCATAATTCACCGATATTGATGTTATCGGCTTGCATGCCTTGCGTTGCCAATTGAAACAAGCCTAAGTCAGAGAATCTGTCATCGCCAGAATCAATTGCATTACGGACGTAAAGCATCTTGAGTGGCATATCACCCATTGCACATTCAATAGGGTGAAGGAAAGATTCGGAAGGTTTGTTCGCACAAGCAAACTCATAAGCTTCCATTTGTTGCTTATATGAGAATGCTGGTTTGTTGACATTGTACTCTGTTGCCATAATAACAGTGCCTAAAGCATTGTTCGTACTAGCAATAGCACTACCAGAGGTAGAAATGAATTCAAACAAAAGACCATGAAAACGGTATTGTTCAAATCCAGCCGACACACTGGATAGCCACGGAAATGTGGCTGCAAGTCCTGGGTTGATTGAGAACTGTCTGTTGAGGAAAGCTTGAGAAGAAAGAACGTCGGTAAGATATTCGCGATGACGTATTATAACGGACCGCTTACCGTCGCGGAAGCTAGGAACTTCATTGCCTTTGAGCAAAGTGTTCTCAGCGATCGCATAATCCCCATGTCCGAACACCCCGTTTCCGAGGGCTGCTCCAAGTTTATCACCAAATGATGCACCGACAGGTCCTCCAAGTAGAGAGCCGACGTAGCCACCTGCGGATCGTAATCCTTGTTTGGCAAGAGAATTGATTGTCGTGGGTTGTTGTTTCTTCTGTTTCTGTTGTTGTTGTTTGTTAGATTTAGATTGCTTCCTGTTGATTCATTGTTTAACAATTGGGATTTTGAATCGATGGTCCCAACCGGGTCTCGGTTAATCTGATCTTTTAAAATAAATGAGCACTGATTAGTAGGTGTAAATACACCTCTCATTCAAGAAAACATCTTGGCCTGATAAATGGGTATCCGATAAGTCCAAATGGCAGTGATGTCTCGAGTTTACTGAGTTGGCATCTAACTCCCCGTTATGGTGGCGGCACCACCTAGTTTTATGAATAGAAACTAGGAAAAAGCTCGATGTTTACGAGGTAACAACCTCGTAAAGAGGTAGATTACTAATGACGTCGTGCGTAACATCGAAAACGCCGTCTACATTTAATAACTGGTCAATAATGTGACTGCTATACGTCATGCCGGGTTTAGTCCAATCTACCTTTTGGATCAATTCTTCATATTCAACGATGTCAACTTCGTACAATTTGGTGAAATGCGCCTGCACTGCGCCGATGTCGACATTTATATTTTCCGTCAAATGACTCTTATACTCTGATCCACAAGTATTTCCAAATTTTATAATATTATAACTTGCGAGTATAGTGTTTAAGCCTGGTAACCATCTATAATAATAGTAACTTTCAAGAACCCTATGAAGATGGTTCTTGACAGCGCTTAGAGGTAATGCAATTTTGGGCATCATTGCCTTTGCATAAAACCTACCAAGCTTGGGTCCAAGCATTCTGCGACCATAACCTATGTCCCAGAATCGAGAAGAACAAAACTCTAAATAATCCAG